AGAGATGTGATTGTTTCATCCATGTTGTAAAGCTTGCCAGGTATCTGGCGCATATCTTTATCAGGTGAAACGATAATGTTTCCAGGATGATTGGTAGCGTAGATACCCATAGCATCATCAGCTTCTAGTTCAGGCAAACGAATTACCTCGTACTGATTGCCAAGTTCTGAAATGACGCGGCGGTAACCACAGGGCTTCTTTCTATTTCGATGACCCTTGTATTCTGGGTAAATTTTTTTCCTAAAATTCTTAGAGTCACTGAAGAACAGCACCACTTCTGGTGTGTCCCACATGAACTTGTTTTTAATTTTACTTAGATCTCGTGCCACAAAAGCCATTGCATCAGAGAACTTACTGACAACAGTGATGACATCATCACCCCAGTCAATATCCTCTTCAGCTCCAGCACATGCTTTGTACACGATGTAGTCAGCATCAATAAGTAGTTTTAATCCCAAAACTCCTCCCAACCTGTTGGCACATGTCTTTTATTCCACCTGGGTTTCCACGTTCCATTATTAACCAATACAGGGTAAATATTTTCAGGAAGCTGAATACTGTTAGAGCACCAGGCAGAATGACGTTTATCAAACTTCTCTGACTTTACATCTACTCTAATAAGTTGATCGTCTTTCATTAAAATAATATCAGCAGCACCTGAACACGAGACATTTCGAAAAACATCAGCACCACGCAACATTGCATCACGACATACTGTCAATTCAAAAATATCTCCACATAGGTTCGGGTTGCCATTAATGCGTGTCAGCCCAAGAGTGTCCGGTAGTTGCTTCTGCTGCGATGGGGATTCTAAGGTTGTAGTACTCTCCAGCAGCTGCTGCTGAATATACCAAGGATGCTGATAAGTCTTTGGCGTGCTCTGGGGCACACTCGTATTGTAATTCGTCATGTATAAATGCAAGCTGTGATGCACACAGCCCAGTGGATTTAATAGTTTCGTTGTTAATAACCAGCCAACGCTTGGCAATAATACCAGCTGAGGATTGGAGCAGATAATTAAGTGCTTTGTGTGGACTATCTACTTTGACTGGCCTGCCATCAATACTCAGAAGAAACCCTTTCTCCGTAGCTTTCGCCTTGACTGCTGCCAATAGTTCTTCAAGGCCAGGGATAGCTTCGACAAATTTCTTTCTAATCGACGCACCCTTCTTCTTAGCTTCGGATTCACTTAGTTGGGCATCAAAAGTGTACCCAAGTTTGGCATTTCCTCCGCCGTAGGTGAAACAATAGCTGATGGACTTGACTTGTCTCCGAGTAACGCCGAGGGCGTCGGCATTAACTTGGTGAATGTCGCCATTGAGGAGGATATCCGCATACCGACCTGAGTCAAAACGACCAAGATAGTGAGCGAGCATCCTAAGTTCAATGCCAGCAAGATCAGCGCCGACCATGATTTGGCCGGGTGTTGGTTTGAAAAGTTCTCTGAATTCATGTTCACTAGGGGTCTGCGCAAGGTTTGGTTTACGGTGAGCACATCTGTGCGTATTTGTTGCAACTGAACAGTGGTGATGTATCCGACTAGCACTCGTACATAGCTTCAGCCATGCGTTCACGCCTTCGGAGATCATCCCCAATTTCTTCGTAATATCGAGACATGTCAGAAACTGCATAGCTATCTCTGTCCCTATCTCTTTGAGTATTACTTCGTCGATGATCGGCTTCTTTGTTTTGGCTGCGAACTGGGTTGGTTTCCAACCGTAGTGTGTCTGTAGAATCCATGAAATATGATCTCGACTTGTTGTACTAGTTTCCTTTAAACGTGTAAATGAACACTGTTCGACATCTATAACGTTGCCACAGTGTTCGTGTTTTTCGGTACAACCAGTACCTTTGACATAGCCTTGGGTCCGATTATCTCGTTTAGGAGTGAATAGTGATCCTGCAACGAAAGGGTGCCTGTTAAATAGTAGCTGAGAAGTTTGTTCAAGCCTTTTTCTGAGAGACGATGCAAGTTTCCATGCAGCGCGTTCATCAAAATACCATCCATGTATTTCTTGTTGTGTAAGGATCTGAGCAACGTCGTGCTCTAGTAAAACCCACTCAGGAATTTGTGGAAGTGGTCGCATAGTTTGGTGGTAACTTTTACGTCTTGGGCGCAGTACGTCTCCATTTCTGGTGACCATTGCTGCCAGTCAGTTGTCTTTCCAAATTCACCTTTGTACTCTTTCATTCTGTGACCGTAGCTTTCTAAGCTGTGTCGTCCATAAAGTTGCAGAGGCATATTTGGACGATCTTCTTTGCGGCCAAAGTCTTTTTCTAACCTATCGGTGTAGTACAAACGTGAAAGCAATAGCGTGTCAATCACTAATGCTTTTGGATCAAACCAGGAATAAATTTTATGTAAAACGGGTAGGTCAAAGCCCAACACATTATGACCGACAATAATGTCAGCATCTTCCAGTCTTTGTACACCACGGACAATTGGTTCTTCATTGCCTTGATCGTTGTAATGCACTGTCTGGTCAGCTTCGCTGTCGTAAATAACAAGACAGTGGACCTGGGTAACATCATTAAGTAGTCCGTTGGTCTCTAGATCGAATACCAGCATTGTTCCAGTGGTAGGTTTTATCTACAAACTGAGCTTTCTTAACTGCTTCAGGTGTAGGTGGATTAGGTCTGTGTAGTTTTGATTTCTGGAAATCAGCAATCAATTTTTTGTAAGCATCCTGTTCAGCTTTAAAAATCTGACGTTGGATCGAACTCGGGATCGGATTCAGTTTCATTAAATTTACAAGTATCAAGGTCGTAGATCAGTTGGCAAGCTTCGCCAACTTCGCCTGAATAGCGATTTTTAAGGACTCGCACTGTCGTAGCATTCCGTTCAGAATCACTCTGTTGGTCGCGTTCGAGGGCGATAACTCCATCGCTGAGTTGGCCAATGCTTCTGCTACCTCTGAGAGATCGGAGTTGTACACGTCCACCCTCTTCGTGTGATTGTCCATTAGGTGGTGTAGTTGTATGACATACCAAAAAAAGTGAAATACCTGTACGTTCCACAAGTGACCTTAGTTTGGTCATAGTGGTGTCTATCATTCGTCGTTCGTCTCCTTCAAGACCAGACAAAAGAATGCTTAAGTGATCAAGGAAGATGACCTTTGTTTCCAGGCCAGCCGCCATGTATTCAATGCGGTTATAGATATGGTCTGGGTCATAAGACCCGAAGCCATCGAAGAGATGTAAGTTCCATTTAGCAATGGTGCTATCGAAGATTTCGACTAGCTCGCCTCGTTGTTGTTCTCCGAGGTGTAGAGGTTTTCTAGCGGCGACCGACATGAGTCCAAGAGCTGTTCTTCGATTAGATTCTTCAAGACCCAAGTACCCACACCGCTCGCCTTTGTTGAGAAGGTCAGTACATATTTCTCTGAGAAAGGAACTTTTTCCGATCCCAGAGCCTGCAGTAATCGTGACAAGCTCTCCATACCTGATCCCGTGTAGCTTGTTTTGTAAACCTTGGAATGGGTAGTCATGGTCTGCTGGTGGTGAGGGTGTGGTAACGAGATCAAGGAGGGATTTGGCATCAACAATGCCGTCAGGTTGATATTGAGCATGGTCGTAATTACAAACAGCTCTGACTGCTTCGCTGTTAGTGTCAGCCAAAGCTTCACAGGCGTCCTTGTAGTCCTCTAGAAAGCCGATGAAAGCTTTACCAGGTGGTAACACACTGGCTGCCTCTTTAGCGCCCTTCTGGCCTGCTTCGTCGTTGTCGAAGAAGATGACTACTTTGTCGTAGTGGTTGATCCACTCGTAGTTTTTTTGAAATGCTTTCTTTGCAGCTGGAGCACCATTTGGTATAGAAACTACATCCCAGTTGGGTTGTGACTCCCAGATTGCCATTGCATCCATCTCGCCTTCAGCAACAACGAGTTTCGAGGCTCTACTGGTGGTTTTGTGACGGAAGTTCTGCATCCCGAACAGGGACGACACTTCGCCTTCACAGCGGAACTGTTTGTCTTTAGTTCTTACTTTTGCTCCGACAACCTTGCCATCACTGTTGAAATAATAGTGGCGTAAGAGTCCTTGACCATCTTTGTAGGTTTTGAATAGTTCACAGGTTTTTTCTGAAATACCTCTGGATTGCAACCTTCCGGCTGATCCTTCAAGTTGTACATGATGCACTTGATGATTGTGAGAAACGGTGGAGTCAGCAAATGTGTGATAACCACACTTGTGACAGTGTTCGTGGCCGTCTGAATATTCGCTGTTAGCGTCAGACGAGCCACATTCAGGACACGGTATGTGCCTTACAAATTCAGACTCAGACGAGCCATTTAATTGGTATGCTTGCAAAAGAACACCATGGAATGTTTAATTTTTCGCAGTATTTAGCGTAAGTAGTCTTTGATTTCTTGCTGATCGTATTAAAGGGTGACTGAAATACCATGCGAAGATCAAGCTCAGGATGTTGTTGTTTGACTGTCTTGATTTTGCGCCTGTCAGCTGCATCCCAATATCCTTTGCACTCTAGGATTACGCCGTTGTGAGGAAGTACGAAATCAGGAGTATAGATATGAGATATAACATAATCGACTTTGGTAGTTTCATATTCGTATTTAACACCCAGATCTACAAGAAGGTCAGCAACCTTCTCTTCAAGACCAGAGCGGAAAGCCATTCATCCAGTCGTCGTAGAGTTCGTCAAAGTCTCGGTATTCGTATTCAAAAGTCATCAGAACCCAACTCCACATCCTTATTAGGAATGACATTTGGCTCAGATGCCTTATATCCAGCAGTAGTTCCAAACAGTGCAGCTACATCTTCAGTAGACATGTCACCAATATCTACACCTGCTGATCCATTAATAGTGACAATCTGGACAGCCTTTAGTTTCAAGCTAGATCCATAGGTGACACCATCTTTAAGGATGTAAGGCTTTTGGTAAAAAGCAAGTTTAACTTGACTACCTGAATACACAGGTACATTCACGTCTGTGATTGCTGTTCCTTCTGTATCAACAATAGGTGGTCGGTTGTCATCATTCCAAGAGAACTTAACCTTGTACTGACCATCACTAACTTCTTCCCAAGGTTCAGGCTTAAGAACTGACCTTTTTGGATTCTTGAGCTTTGACTCAGCCCACTTCAATGATTCAACTCTGTCGTCTTCTAGTTTGTTAACAATATCTTGACCAACAATGGCAGACAAAGAATATCCAAACTTAGACGGTTTCAATACAGCCTGATACCCTTCAAGGACTACAGGCTGTTCGGTTACAAATGTGTTTCGTGTCATTAACAAAAAAAATATGTGGATTCAATTACTGACTCAGGATTCAAAGTGCCAATAATCGGTGGTTCGGATTCAGCTCCGATCTGTTCAGCCCATGACTTCAGGTAGTCATGTTCCGCAAATAAGTG